ATCCAGCGTGCCGCGATCGGTGATCGCGCCCTCGATGAATGCGATCTGGGGCGTCTCCTTGAACCCGTGCACGCGATCCGAACCGATCATCGCGTCGCGCTTCGGTTTGCCGAGATTGTAGGTAAACGATCCCTTGGCGTCCTGGACCTCGCCGTTGATCTGCACCTGGATCAGCCCCGCTCGTCGTTGATCTGCCATGGTTGACTCCTACAGTCGGAACTGAATTTGCGCCGCGGTAACGATGAGCTGGTTGATCAAGTCAGGAGGCAAAAGCCAGTCCAACCGGTTCGGGTCCGTCGCGTTGCGCTCGCAGACCAGATCCCGCTTGAACTGGTCGAAGCCCTCGACGAGACCGAGTTCCTCCATCTCGCGGAACCACGTGACAGCTTCGGCCTTGCCGAGCTTCGGGGTCATGACCGCCTGGCCGCTGCCGAACCGCGTACCGTCGTCGGCGAGCTTGTGTCGAGGGTAGCGATTCTGGACGCGCACCCGGAACGAGTAGCGCAGGTACAGCAGCGTAAGCATCGTCGTCGCGTCCAGGTACGACGTATCGAGCGCACCGCTCGGGCTCGTCCGGTACGTGGTGATGATGCGCTCGAGCTGGGTGACCCCACCTGCCACGCGCTTCGTCGTAGCGATGCCTGCGTAGAGGAGCAGGTTGCGCTCGTCGATCGACCACTGGTCGGTCTCGACGACAGGCAACGCCCTGGACATCGCGAGCGTCTGGAACGGGCGCGCCGGGTCTGCTGCTCCGTAGAATGCGATCAGCGCGGCAGCCTCAGCCGCGAACTCGACCGGAGGCGTCAGCGGCGTGGCGCCAGGCTGAGCGAGGATGACAGAGTGCTGGCTGTTGCGGGTCAGACCGAGCGCTGAGAGCGTGGCGAAGCTGCCGATCGCTGACGTGATCGCGATGCCGTCCATCGATCGGAGCGGACCGAACCTCGACGAGAGATCCGTCTCGATGGCGGTCAGGCTGGTTGCATCGGTGTACGGGTGCGACCAGACCTGAAACCACATGTCACCCATCGCTGCGATCAGGTTCGTCAGCGTCGGATTCGTGGTTCCTGCGGTGGCTGTACCGACCGCGGTGATCACGAAGCTGACACCGGCGGGCAGAGCCTCACCATCGCGGTAGTTGACCCGCAGGTCGTATGCGTTGCCGACGAGCCCCTTGTGGCGGTACGTGAACGTGATGGTCGAACCGACCGCAGCGGCCGTCACGATCAGATCGGAGTTGGCGTTGACCGAAGCGGCGATGTTGGTCGCAATCGCCGTCGAGATGTCGCCACTGGCCACCGCGGTGGTGATCCGCTGACCGCCAACGTAGAGAGCGATGGTTCCCGCTGCCGTGGCTGGACCGGTAACCACGATGGTTCCCGCTGCAGCGACGCCCGCTCCGTTGTCGGCAAGCACACCGAACCACAACTCCGTGCTGCGGTTCACCGCGAACCACGCGAGCGCCTGCTGATGGATCATCGAGCCGCGCCCACCGCCCACGATCGCCTGATCGACGTTCGTTGCGCGCTGCACGGAGTCGGCAGCCCACGTGCCGGACGCCAGCTTTTGGCCGATGATCAGCCCTTTGTATGCCAAGAGCGCCGGCCCCTGCTGCGCGCGAGACGAGTTGAACTCGACTGCGGTGAATGGGACCCGAATCGTCGTGGGAATGCTGTCGAAGCTTATGGTCATCGAGCTATCTCCTCGCCTGTCGATTGGTCAGCGGAGTGATCGGCTCGGATCCGGTCGGCTCGTCTAGCCGTGTCAGATCGCCATCCAGGATGCGGCGAACCCAGAAGTTCGTCTCAGGAACGTCCGCCTCGAGCAGTGGCTTGTCCTCGGCATCGAGAAACGGACATCGCTTCGTTTGCGGATCGATGAGACCCGCGGCGGTGTCGGGATTGGTGAGCTTTACCCTCATGGCGTGATCTCCTGGACCACGAATGGCCCATCGCTGGCTGGAACGGTATCGGGCTCGCCATCGACGGGCGGATAGACCGCGGTGGCTGTGAGAAAGTCGTCAAACGTGCCGGTGCTCGGCATGGTTCGGTACGTCACCGAGTAGGTCAGCACGACGATCCCGACGAGCGGATCGCTGCGACCGTCCTGCTCGACGACCTCCATCTCGGTGCCCTCGAGAACGGACTCACCCGCAGCACCCGACAGGTAGCGATCTGAGTCCATCGCCAGCTCGATCTGCTCGGCGAGGTCGTCCATCGCGTCGTCAACGGAGAGAACGTCTCGGTGCGCAACCCATCCGGCGATCTCCACCTTGACGTCCCGGGTCAGCTCGCGCGGCTCGATGCGCTCAGGGGCAGGACGCACCGGATCGTGGAGCGTGTAGACACTGATCGCCGGTAGTTGTGTCTTGCGGTTCGGGTCTATGCGGGTGCCCACGACCCGAGAGCCGGCAGAAGTCGCGCCGATCAGGAGGTCGACCACTGCATGCCTGATCGCCTTGCGCGGATGCATTACTGCACCTGCCGAAGCGCCAGGACAATCCCGCCCATTCCGTCGGGTCGACGCTCGGTGACTCGGTACGCCAGAGCATCGATCGTAATCGTAGGCTCGTCGTCTTCGGGGTCGATCGGTAGATCCTCGAGACGCAGGAACACAGCCGGACCGAGCGCCTCGACACCGGCCAGGGGATCGCCCTTGACGAGCAGATACTGCTCATCGAAGACGCCCGAGACATCGACCGCATCGCCGACCAACGGCTGGTAGTTCACCGGTGAGCCGCCAAGCCTCGACAGCACTTGCCGATCGGTCTGCGCCACCAGTAAGGCGAACGCAGACACGAACGGCGACTGCGGCACCACTGCCGCTGCCGTGCTGTCGAGGAGAAGCAAGCTCATGCGACGTTGACCGCGGCCCCGATGTTCTTCAACTTGACGATGCCCGTGGTGTCACCGCTGGCCGCTGCCACGATCGCGACGCCTGCGCGCCGAGCAGTCGCGGACTGCGCCGTGGCGAAGTTACCCGCGGTGCTGTCGAAGTACAGGATCTGCCCTTCGGTCCATGCCGCGCCGGTCGCCTTGGGGACGGTGAACACACCGGCCTCTGCCGCGTTGAAGCGGATGGTTTGTGCCGCGGTGACGAGCGGGATCACGACGAGCGATCCGATCAGTAGCGGAGTACCACTAACGACGCCACCAGTGGGCGCCGCGAACTCGAGAACGCAGCCCTCTTGAATGAATGTAGTTGCCATGGTCGTGTCTCCTCAGGTGCCTGCGTTGGTGATTGCGGCTTTGGGGTCGCCCATCTGCGCTTTCGCGTAGATCGTGACCTTCCATTCGACACCGTCGATCCGCCAGCCTTGCTGGCTGTCGATCACCGGTCCCTTGCCGTAGCCCGCCAGGAACGCGACCACGATCGCGTCTCGCGTGTCGGCGAACAGGTAGCGGCGAGTGCCGGTCAGACGCGGCGAACTCACGACCTCGTTGAACAGTCCACGCACCCGGTTTGGACGCATGAACTTGCCGGTCGTGTTCGTGCCCGCGATGTCGAAGTCGAATTCCGCTTTGTTGATCTCGTTGGCCGCGCCGTACAGCGAATCGGGAACGAGCAGAACGCTCGGCTGCAGATCGAGGTAGTCCAGACCGTTCGGATCCTTCTGCGCGCGCATCGTGACGCGATCCGCATCGATCGCGGCAACGGACAGTGCCGCACCGGTCGAGACGTTCGCGCGGTTCGCGTGGAAGAACGGCTGACCGTCCGACTGCGTCGGACCGAGCCCGGAGTTCTGAGCGAGCAGCGCGTACACCGCGTTCTCGATCGTACGCATCGCTGCCTTGCCGAGGCCCGTTGCCATGTCGGTGAGCGCGCCCATGTCGTCATTGACGATCACTTCGCGCGTCAGGCCGAACATCTTGCCCATGCGCTGCGTCGAGATTCCGTACTTCGCGCCGTCGGGGATGATGCCCGACTTGTACTCACCGTGCTCCAGAATCACGTCGAGCCCCGGAAGTGATCCGGTGCGGTAGCGATTGCTGTTGCGGAAGTCCGGGACCTCGTCGGTTTTGGCGATGCGATCCCAGGTAGCCATCTGCGTGGCGTATGCGCCGAGCAGGACCTTGCTCAGGACGTTCTCGAGGAGCGTCGCGAAGTCTGACGTGGTCTGCAGCGTCCGATAGGTGAACGCTTGACCGACCATGCGCATCGCGTCCATGCCGCGCGTTGACACCCGGTTGCGCTCGAGCGACAGGCGGGCGATCTCGATCGGCGAGTAGCCGCGGAATTCGCCTGGATCGAACGAGACATCCTTGAACAGCTCGGGGTTCTGCTTCTTCGCAGCCTCGACGAGATGCCGGGTGCCAGTCCGCTCCCATATCCACGCGCTTGCGCCGCGGATGAACTTGTCGCGCTGGTCATCGCCAGCTCCGACACGGACCGCGGGATCGACCTCGAACTCCGCATCCCGCTCCAGCATGTCGTCGAAGGCGATCTTGCGGGCTTCCTCGATCGAAGATCCGCCATCGATCAGCGCCTGCGCCCACGAATCGGCCATCTTCGATTGCTTGGCGATCTTGCGGATCCCGCTGGCGCGAGCGCGTTCGTCGGAGATCGCCTGGTCCGCGGCGACTTGCCGCGCCTCGGCGAGCTCCTTCGCGTTCTCGATGCGGGCGGTCTTTGCGGCGCGAGTCGCTGCGACCGCGGCCGACTCCTTGGGCTTCTCGGTCTCGGTCGTTTCGTTGTCCATTTCTCTCTCCTGAATGAAGTCACACGCGTTCGTTGTTTCTTCTGACCTGGTGACAGCACCAGGGTCCGCGCCAATCGGCACGGGCGATATCTCGTGGGGTTCCCAGTCGACCGCTCGGTAGACGGGGATTTTCCCCTCGGCGTCTTCCACCTTGACCATTTTATGGACTCGGTAGCCGACGGAGACGTTCTTGATGATCTTGTCTTTGACCTTGCGGAAGATCTGGTCCGCTACCGGATCGTCCTCGGCTTTGGCGAAGCGCACCTTGGCTGTCCCGTTGGTCT